TTTTTCATATTACTGGTATTGTTTGTAGTTCTTTGAATGAGGTTGATATTGCTCCCCCATCATTCCCTTCATCATCCATCATAGGCACTAACCAATCTTTATTATCTAACTGAATGGCTATGGGTTTTTTATACCACATATTTTTTTCCATTTCTTCATCCCCAATATATTCTACTTTTGTTATTGTTTTACCAACTAAATGTTCTGATATTAATTCAGTCCAGTATTTCTCTACTTTTTCTTTACTATAATTTTTCATATTATCTATATTTTATTTTTTCTATTTTAATTGTTCCACTATTAATCATCTCCCATACTTCCTCCCAGTCTCCTCCATCCATTTCCCACTCAATATCATCTTTCTTATATTTCGTTTGAAAATTAGAGAACGCTTGAGGGGATGTAGAAATTTTGTAATCCCCATTATCGTTTTTATATACACTCCATCTATACTTGTTATCACACATAACTGATACTACATCAATTTTAATTTCTCTCGGTTTTCCCTCTATTTTTAGTAAAGGTGGATCTAATCTTAATTTATGGTATAAACTCATTTTATTTTCTTTTTATTTATTTTACTTACTTCCTTATGGATGTATTTCATCCATTCGGTATAACTCTTGTTGGTATTTTTACCAACCTTCTTAACTCTCATAGGTTTTATTTTATTCATTACAAAAATCTCTAAATGAACCTACACTACCATTAAACACTTCAACTCCATCATAATTGTTTACTTTTATGTTTAACCCATCCTCATCATTTCCTTCTATTATATATTCAAAGTCCTCATAATCCATTTCACTATTTGGATCTTGGACATATATGTTTCCTATTCCAGTCTTAAAGTAGGATATTAATTCTGCTCCGAAACATCCCATTCCGTTGTTATATTTTTCGTTTTCGTGTCTACAACTAAATCCGTTTACAATTTGTCTACCGAACAAAAATTCTGATAACTCTTGTCCGTGTCCACTTGGATAACCATCATATTGTCTATACATACATATAAGGTTTGTTTTGTGTTTCTTGTTTTCTTTGTCCGTGTAGGTTTCTATAACCTTTGTTAAACTTCTTGTTCCCATTTTTTTAATTTTAATAGATTAATAATTTTTGACAAATGTATAATAAAATAATAATACAAGTCAAGTTTTTGTTTAATTATTTTTTATATTTTGTATATTACTTGAAGAAATTGATATAAAAAGAACCCTAAAATTAATAGAAAAACACTCATTCCGAACCCAAAAAGCAACCCTTCTCTTATTAAATTTGGTAGATTTTTCTTAAATTCGTTCCATTCTTTTGTGTCTTTTTCAGTCCAGTCCATTTCGTTTACAATTTTATCTGACTTGTCTTTGTCGGATAATTTACTCCATTTGTTTAGTTTCTCTATTCTTTTCATTTTATTTAATTTTAATTGTATAATGTTCTCCCATTGGTGAGTCGTGGTGAGATATTTTTACTTGATATTCTTTTTCTTTTACTTTTTCTATATAATAAGTTAAATCACATTCAGGTATAATTTTATAGAAGATGTCCTCTCCTCTCTCCAGTGTAAACTCTTTATATCCAGTCCTATTTCTCCATCCCATATTTTTACCCTCAACATAAACCTCATCATCTATATAGTCCATAAACTCCTCGTTCATATCATTCAAAAATTGTTCTCTATGTATTTCATACAAATAACAATCACTATAAAAATGATCCTCAATTTCTTTATCCGTTACACTTTCAACCTCTCTATCTTCATCCCATAGTATACTAACAAGAAACTCTTGTTTATCATTCTTAAAAAAGTCAATTTCATCCATTAAAAATTGTCCTTCATCATATTTTGTTTTCCAGTTTTCCATAATTTTATTTATTTAATTTAATTTAAGAGTATAGAACCTCGTGTCCTTCTCCGTTATAACAACCCAGTAGAATGTAAATGTGTTCAGAGTGTAAAAATTCTTCCAGTGTTGGTGTTTCTTCCGTGTCCCAGTCGTTTTGTATATCATATTTATATCTATCATATAACTCGGTTATCTCCTCTATATCGTTAAAATACACTACTTGTATTTTTGTTCTTTCATCTGAACGAATATATCCTATATTTAACATAGGATCTATATATGTTCCAACTGATTTAGTAAACTCGTTTAATTCAATTTCAATTTTCATAATTTTTATATTTAATTAGTTAGTAAAATAATTTATTAGTTCTTTTATGTTCATATAATAAGTTTCCCATCCATCTACAAAACAATTTACTTCCCATTCATTTGTATTAAGTCTTATTATTTCTTTTGTTGATAGTCCGAACCTTTTCATTTCTAAATGTTCTCCCATCCTCATTGATAAAAATTTCTCTTTCATTTTATTATATTTTAGTTAATTTTAATTCCTCATACAAATCATATCCATAAGATTCTTTATGTTCATCATCTTTATTAAATCTATCATAAACAACTCCCTCTATATCAAATTTAATTACTATATAATCTCCATTAGGTAGATATATATATTTATACTCTTTATTTTCCATATCTATTTAATTTTATTGGTGTTGATTACATTCCGGACAAAAGGGATGTAAGTCCGTGTATTGTATATCCTCTCTACAATCCCAACATTGATCCTCATATACTGGTGTTGTTTCATACTCCAGTATTTTAAGTATCTCAATACAATGTTCAATTTTCTCCTCATCATCCCACATCATAACTCCCTTTTGATATTGTATATTTGATAGGGTTGTTTCCATTCTTTGTCTAACTGATTTTACATTTGAGTCTATAAGTAAAACACTTTTTAACTCTTGTCTAAAGTCAGAGTCCCTCATCATTTCAGATTTAATATCTTCTTTTGTCTTCATTTTTATATATTTTTTATTGTAATAGACTGGTATTTCTACCAGTTTCGTGTATTAAACACTCATCAGTATTACTTAAAAAAGTTTATTATTCTTCTAATTAAACTCGGTTTAGGTAATGTCGGTAAACTCCTATAAGGTTTTATTTTTTGTCCTTTATAGTTTACACAATACGATATTTCATTTTCTTGGTAGTTCATCTTAATTAAGGTTTTTTAGTTTATACTCTTTTGATTTTATTTTCTTTTCCGTATCTTGTTTACTCTCTCCTAAAAATATATTTCTATATTTTCCGGTTGTTGTTGAGTAGTCCCAGTAATTTTTGTCCAGTGTAGTTATTCCGGTGTTATGATTAATCATACAAATAATACTATCGTAAGACTGAAAAATTGTTGTTCCTTTAGTTCGGATGATAAACTGATTTTTTACCTCGTTTCCTCCGTGTCCGATTATGTTTGATATTTTAGGTAAGTTCATAATTATTCTATTGTTAGTCCTTCATGTTTATACACATCATTAGAGGTTTTTATACAACATTCTTTGAATTTTCCGTTGTTCTCTATGATACTATCCCTTTTAATATACAAACTATCGATTGAGTAAGAGTAATTAATCCATAACTCATCCATTTGTTTGTCTATCTTGTTTATCTCCCCTCGTTGTTCGGTTGTTAGGTGTCCTATCCCACAAGAAGAGAAGAAAACAAGACTACCTATAAAAATACATTTTTTCATAACTTTTTTATTTATTTAATTATTTGTTAATGACTGGAATTTCTTCCAGTTTCGGACATTTAGTCCTCATCAGATTAACTTTTATTCTCTATCAAATGGAATGTTTAACTCATTACAAAGATCTTGTCCGAACCAGTAAACAAGATGATTTACCAGTTTTTCGGTGTTGTCGAATGTTGTTTGTATCTCTCCGAAATGTTCCATCTCATACTCATTACATATATTAACTCCTTCCAGTTCTCCAATGTTATGAAGTTTTAACCATTGTTCAGACTGGTAATATCCTATTATATAATAGTCCTCGTTAAACATTGTAAAATGATTTTGTTCATCTCTTTGGAAATCGTTAATGTGTTCGGTTAGTTCTTGTCTTACTGAATTTTTCATAGTTGTAAACTTTTTAATTTATTATTATTATTTGTTTAATTATTGTTCAAAGATAGTATATTTATTTTAATATAAACAAACAATTTTTGTTTTATTTTTGTCCCAGTGTGAAAATAATTTTTAAGTTGTTGATGTTCAGGTAGTTAGAGAGAAAAAAAATTTGTGTTTTCTTGGTGTTTTGTTTGTGTTTCGGTGTGTTCGTGGGGGTATTATTCCCTTTCTTTCAGTGTCTAAATGTTTATTTAGTCGATTAATTGGGGGAAGGTTTAACAATTTAATGGATTTATATATATATTATTAAAGATCTGAGAACGGAACGAGGGAAGGAGGACGGACGGACAGAGAAACAGACAGACAGACAGACAGACAGAGGAACAACCACCACCACAACCACCACCACAACCGGACACAGACACAACCAACCAACCACCACCAGAAAAACCCCAAAAAATCGGACTGGAAATTTTGAAAACAACACCCCCACCCCCAAAAAACAAATCACTTTTCTATACCGGACTTCCATCGTATCACCTATAATAACCCTCAACCCCCAGACATCTAAAAAAATTTTATATCTTTGTAAAAAATTAGAACTATGAAAAAAATGACAAACCCTTTTATTGGATCTGACAACGTTGACGGACTTTATGTTAAAGACGGAAGACTAATGAACGAAAGAAGAGATGGAGAAACCGGTATAGCAAAAGCCGCGCGTATCAAAAGAGCAGTAACAAACGATAGAAAAATAAATAGAATAGCTGAAGGTATAGAATTAGCTGAAGATAAAAAGAACTGGAGAGAGTTAGAGTTCTAAAAGAATCCCATTTGTTCTGTTGTGAAAAGGAGGTAAGACATTCAGTCTGCCTCTTTTTTTTATATCTATGTCAAACATCGACACAAGATTCCACTTTGTAAAAAAAAACGACACAAACTAACTTATTGATTTTCAATCTATTATATTTATTTATGTCGATATGTCGATTTGAAATACAAAATATATAAAAATATATATAGAGATAGGAGAGTTATATATATATACAATATAGAAAATTTATTTCGACATACCGTCACAATTGTAATTATTATTTTTATATCTTTGCACAAATTAAATTTAATTAAATCACAACACAATGAAAGACTCTGGATACATTCCAAAAGACTTAGCGTTTAATGAAGACGCAAGAACAAAGCTTACCTCGGGAATCTCTAAAATATCTAATGCAGTTAAATCAACTCTTGGCCCTCAAGGGCAAACTGTATTGATAGAATCAACAGAACATACTCAAGGATTAACCGTTACTAAAGATGGAGTAACTGTAGCTAAATCAATATCTCTTATTGACCCAATCGAAAACCTTGCGGTTAGAATGATGAAACAAGCTTCTGAAAAAACAGCTAATACCGCTGGTGATGGAACAACTACTGCTATTGTATTAACTGAAGCTTTAGTGAAGGCTGGTCAGAAACATATAAAAGAAGGAGATAATAAAATTAAAATAATTAGAGAGCTCAGAGTTCAAGGAGAGATAATAGATAATAAAATAAAGACAGAGGCTGTTGAGGTTACTGAGAATATGTTAGAAGATATAGCAACCATCTCTGCGAATAATGATAAAGAGATTGGTGAGATTATAGCTAAAGCATATAAAGAAGTTGGTAAAGATGGGATAGTAACTGTAGAGCGATCTCAAACAGATAAGACTTTTGCTGAAGTAACTAATGGTATTAAAGTAGATAGAGGATGGACTTCTCCTATGTTTATTAATGACCAAAGAAAAGACGAGTGTGTATATGAAGGAGTGAAGATTCTTATATGTGATTCAGAGATTAGTAACATATTACAAATTGAGAATATATTAAAACCTATTATTAATGCGGGAGACAAGCTTTTAATTATTGGAGATTGCGGACAGAATGTTATTAATACAATGGCAGCCAATGTTCAAAGAAATGGATTAAAGTTTTGTAATATACAACCTCCGTCATTTGGATATAAAACTCACGAGTTAATGCAAGACATAGCATTTTCTGTAGGAGCTAAATACTTTTCTGAAAAAACAGGAGATGATTTATCTCTAATTAGAATGGAAGACTTAGGGCATGCAGATAAGATTATAGTAGGTAAAGACTCTACTATCATTATTAAAGACGGAGAGATTACTAATGAGACTATTGATAGAGTAGAAGAATTAAGAGACCAACAAGAAAGATTAACAGCTAAACATGAGAAGGATTTTATTAATGAAAGAATAGCTTCTTTAGTTGGAGGGATAGGATGTATACATGTAGGTGCTACATCTGACATAGAACAAAAAGAAAAATTTGACCGAGTCGATGACTCGGTATGCGCGGTGCGCAGTGCCCTTCAAGAAGGAATTGTGCCAGGAGGAGGGTTGTTATTATACAATATAGCTCAAACTTATAATGGCAAAAAGACTTCTCATAAAATATTAAAAGAAGCTTTAGAAGCTCCTTTACGTCAAATTCTAAAAAATGCAGGATTAGATAAAAAAGATATATATGATAAGCCAGGGTTTATTCCTAATCTTCCAGAAGGAGGCCTTACTACTAAACAAAAAAAGAATATAGGATATAACGTGGTAACAGGAGAGTATGGAAATATGTTTGATATGGGGGTTATTGATCCAGCAAGAGTAACCACTCAAGCATTGTCTAACGCTATTAGTGTAGCTACTACCATATTAACTACTAACGCTATAATTACTCACGCGAGAATAAATAAGGATGAGTAAAAAATATTATAAAAGTCAGTATACTACAGAGTATATTAGACTTTGTGATATTAATGGAGACTTTACTAATTACACTATACATCAGTTAATAACTAATGATAGAGGTTATGATTGGACTGGGCTTTTGCACGATATAGATAATAACGGATTAAAAGAATTAATAGAGGTTACTAAGAAAGAAGGAAAGTATTGGGTGGTTCAAGGAAATCATAGACTTAAGATTCTTCAGTATTTGTACCCGAAATGTAATGTATTAAAATTTAAAATAAAAAGATATGAAACCAATAGGTAAGTATATTATAATTAAATCGATAAAAGAAGAATTAAAAACAGAATCAGGACTTTTACTTTCTGCTCAAGATGCGTCTGACTTTAGATACAAAAAAGGAGAAGTAATAAAAGAAGGAACTGATGTTAATGTCATAAAGAAAGGAGACATAGTTTATTATGACGGAGCGGCTGGACATCAAATGCTTATTGAAGATAATCCATATACGATTATTACTGAGAGAGATGTCGTTGTTGTTTTATAAAGTTATTCATTTCTATAATCATATTACGATAAATCTTATCCATATAAGAGGCATCGTGTCTAAATAAAGGATTGGCTTGAGGGCTTTCCCCTATTTCTTCTCCATTTAATTTCTTATATAGAGTGTTAATCATACGTTTACCTTTATAAGATAACTCATAAAGCGTTGTTTCTTTACCTTGTCTTTTTCTCCAAACATGAATCCATCCCTGTTTAAGTAGTCTATAGAACCTCGGTTCGTCCCAAGACATACACTCTTCGAAGTCTTTAAACTTTGTTTTGTTAAATATTTGTTCGCTATAAAGGAAAAATAGCATATCTATATCGGGAGTTCCGACTTTGTATTTGGCTTTAGCCCAATACCTTATCACCCTCCAATACTTCATGTAATCGTGTGAGGGCTGAACTCTATCGTAGTTCTTTCTTATTATATTTGACATTAAATTAAATTTGTATCTTTGCAGTCACAAAGGTATTAAAATAATAACGATAAATTATAAAATCATAAAATCATGCCAGATCCTAAAAAGAAAAAAACAGACAGAGAAAAGCTTAACAAATTAGTTAAGAAAAGAACTAAGACTAATGAAAGACTTAAAAAGCTAAAAGATACAGATGGCAAGATAAAGCCTTTAAGAAAGTTAAGAACAAAGATTCAGGAGAAAAAGAAGAAAAGAATCCAGAAAAAAATTAATGCCAATCCTAAAGCTCAAGAGGATAGAAAGAGAGGTAAGGATAAGGAGAGAAGAAATAAGTATAGAGAAGATATGGAAAGGTTAAATAAGGTAATAAGAAAGAAAAAAGAAACAAAAAAACCAACAAAACCAAAAAGACCAACAAAACCAAAAACTGAAGATAGGAAAAAGGATATTGAGAAGAGGCTTAAGAAGCATTTTGACATAAAGAGAAAGAACGTTGGTCCAGACGGGACTAAGAAGAAAAAGGTTACAAAAAAAATAAATCCAGGACTTCCTCCAAGACCACCGCGTAAAAAGAAAGATTCTGAAGGAGTGAAGAAGATGATGAAGAAAGTAACAAAACGTTTAAAAAGAGATTTGAGCAATCCAATGTCTCCTTCTATTTTTGACAAACCATAAAGACTATGCCACATAAACCATTTCATAGAGCTAATGTTTCTAAAAAGAGTACGGTAAAATCTAAGTCTACTATTAAAAAAGAGGCTGACGCTAAGAAAAGAAAAGAAGCGGACGAAAGAAGAGACCGTAAGATTGAAGAGGCTAAATTAAAGCAGAAACAAAAAGCATCTACTCACACTGCTAAAGACAAAGTAAGAAGAAGTAAGGAAAAGCAAAAAGAGAAGAAAGAGAAGATTCGTAAGAAATCTCTGCAAAAAAATATTGATGCGGATAAAAGGTCTATAAAAAAACAAGGAGACCTTGCTTCTAAAAGACAGAAAGCCAGCACTAAGTCTATAGAGAGTACTCGAGAGACTAAAGCAAAAATAAAAGAAGTACAGGCTAATACTGAGCTTACTAAGGAAAAGAGAGATAAAAAACTGGCGAGATTAAAATCTAAGTTAGATAAGATAAAGAATAAAGAAACCAAAACTAAATCTCGATTAAAAACTAAAGAGGCTAAAAGAAAAGACAGGGAGACCAGACAAAACGAAACAAGAAAGAAGAGAACGTCTAATCGTATAGAAAGAGAAAATACTCGTGGGAAAAAGCGAGAGGATAGAGCTACTGGTAAAACTAAAATGAATAAAGACATTAGGAGAGCTAAAAAAAGAGCAGGAAGAAAAAAACGTTCTCAAGCTTTAACGGGTATCAAAAGATGGGATAGTTCTTGGCAGAAGGATAAATCGTACTAAACAGATATAAATAAATATTACTATCTTTGTAAAATATTAAAAATTATAAATTATGAAAAAGCAAGGTTACAATTCAAGATTAGATGAGTCTTTAGGCGCAAAGCATAAAGGAAAACATTCACAATCTATGAAATCAAGAAGAGACGAGTCAAAAGCTATGTCTAAAAAAGATTACGGTCATGCGTATGGTGGAGATCACAATATGTCTTATGAGTGTATTAATAATGTGAAGAAAAAAATCGGATCAGCAATTAGAAAATAATTATGGCTACTAAGGGAAGAACTAAAAAAGGAGCCTTTCCAGAAATAAAAGAATCTCGTCAGGGAGCTTTTACTAAGTGGGCTAAAAATAACGGATTCAAAGATGCGTGTAGTGCCGCTACTGCTGTAATGAAGAAGACTGACAAGTATTCTGAAAAAGTAGTAAAAATGGCTAACTACGCTAACAACTTTGGGTGTAAAAATAAATAAAGATGGGTAAATTATTAATTTGGTTAGGAGAGTCAATCTCTAACCTGTGGTGTAAATTCCAGTGTAAATGGAATTGGTTAATTTCAAAAATAATGTTTAATGTAGAGTCTTGTCCTAACAAGCTCTGTACTTGTAAGAAATAAGTATGCGCAGAACTAAAATTGAAGATATTCCAAATATGAAAAAATCTCGAGGCTTTGGAGATACTATACAAAAATTTACACAGGCAACGGGAATAAAAAAAGTAGTAGACACAGTAGCAAAAAAAACAGGTAAGGATTGTGGTTGCGGAAAAAGACGAGATGCTTTAAACCGAGCTTTTCCTTACAATAAATAAAAAGAAAAAAAATGGCATATCAAAAATTACAATCAAGAGAAGCGTTAAAAATTATACCAAGTAATACGGTAAGAATACCTGATCCAACTTCAGCAATTAACTTAATTAGCACTACAGTAGAAGCAACAGATGGAGTAACCATGTTTCAAGTAGCGGCAAATGCAGCAAGTGTTTTAACAGGAACTAACACTAAGTTCACTGAAATGAATATAAAGCAAGGTATGATTGTTTATAATGGAACAGCTTCAGAATGTTATTATGTAGTTTCGGTAGATAGCGACACTCAAATTACTGTTTCTGCAGCTGTAGGTGGTGGTGTTTCAGATTTTATTACTATATACGAAAAACCAACAATAGGATGTACTTTGTTTGTAGGTACTGGTGGAGATATACATGTAAAAATGGCAGAACAAGGAGGAAATGTAAATGCCGCTAATACTCCTGCTAATACAACACAGATTTATAAAAATATAGCGAATGGGTCATTTATGCCTATTCAAGTAATTCAAGTATATGTGGGGGATACTACAGCTACGGATATTATAGCAATGTGGTAATATGGCAATTGTTAACGGAAACGGAAATGCAAATCTATGGTTAGACAATAGCACACCCTACACACCACGTCCATTTTCTAATCTTTATTCAGTAAAATTTAACGGGGTTGACCAAAGACTTCAAAACACAATTAAAGCTCCTTTGTTGGGAACCCTGGGTACAGGTAATTGGAGTGTTTCTTTTTGGATAAAAGTTGATACTATGGTTACTTTTGCAAATCAAAGACTTTTTAGTTTTGGAGCTGGAGGAACTCTTCAGACTCAAATGTACATAACTTCTTCGGGGAACCTACAATTCGGAGGCCCATGGTCTGACGGATTTGCTTGGGGAGCCAGCGCAGGAACTTGGTACCACGTTATATATAGAGCAGACACAGCAGGAACAACCCAAAATGTAGGGTATGTACTTGACGGTTCTACTATTAATAATAAAAACCAGACTATTACAACTACTTTTGACGAAACAGGAGCTACCTATATAGGAAGAAATTCAGGGTCTTATGGATTTGAAGGATGGATAGATGAGTTTGCTGTCTGGAATAAATATTTAACTGATGCCGAGTGTTTAGAAATATATAATGGGGGCGCAGGTGTAGATTTAAATACAGTAGCTGCTTCGGGGAATCTACAACACTGGTGGAGAATGGGGGATCCGGATGGAACAGCTTCTTACGCTACTATTGTTGACGCTAAAGGAAGTTTAGATTTATCAATGGTTAATCAAGTAAGTTCTGATATTACAACAGATGTACCATAATGTTATATTCTACCTTAGACATATCGCTTATAAATGACGTTAATTATACTACTGTTATACAAGGTTCAGCCGCTACGGTAAGACAAAATAACGACAGTACTTTATTTATCATATCATTTCCTAATGATAATATTCCACCGATTGCAGAAGGAGAGACGCATTACACTTGGACAGAAATTTACGAACTAACTACTAACCCGGATAACGGTTGGGTTGAATAAAAATAAACAATTATGCCTAAAACAGAAAAAAAACATCGTACCAAAAAGAAGAATGAGAAAAGAAAGAGTGACGGATTAAATTATAATACACAGCCTTCTGTATCAGATTCAGCAAATAGAGGTAATGTTGTAAAGCCGGTGGTAATTGAGAAAAAGAAAAAGGAAACATATAATCCTGGTAAGAACGCTCCAAAGCCTGGTAAAGTATATGACCCTGTTAAAGCCAGAATAAATAAATTAAAGAAAAGTAATTCTCTTATTGCTTTAGGTACAGGTATCTCGGATACAGTAAAATCCTTCAAAAAGAAGAAGCCATAAAATTTATTATATTTGCAATTATGAATTGGACACAAACAGCAACGGGGAACGGAAAAATAACGTGGGTACAAACCGCAACTTATCCTTTAAAAAATGACTAAAGAAGTGAAAGACACCATCGAAGTAGTAGCAGCCAATGGGGGAGCCTTGGGATTAACCCTTACTCAATGTAATGAAATTTTACAATTTGTTTCTTTAAGCTTAGCGATAGCCTTCACGGTTTATAAGTTTGCTAAAGCAAAGAAGAAATGAGTTATAAATATTTTACCTTAAAAGAATTTGACTCTCCAGATGTTCCTGGTTCGGGCGAAAATATGAATCATGACTTTTTAGAGCTTTTAGATTTTGCTCGAGAAGAAGCAGGAGTTCCTTTTAAAATATCTTCTGGATTTCGTACACAGGACTATAATAAAGACTTATTAAAAAGAGGATACCAAGCCTCTAAAACCAGCTCACATCTTAAAGGGTGTGCCGCAGATATTGTGTGTACGGATTCTGTAAAAAGAAGTACAATAGTTAGAGCTTTAATCAATGTCGGATATACCAGATTGGGGATTGCAAAATCCTTCATACATGTTGACAATGACCCTGGTAAACCTGACGCAATTTGGCTATACGCATAATGGCAGAGAAGAGTAAAATGAAATGTAACCGAGTTGTAGCTTCTGACCGACCGGGTAAGAAGAAGATGGTTAAAGCGTGTGAGGGAGGTAAAGAGAAGTTAATTCACTTTGGGGCTAAAGGTTATGGTCATAACTATTCTACTGCTGCAAGAAAGTCTTTTAAAGCAAGACATAAATGTGGAACAGCAAAATCAAAACTAACAGCAAGATACTGGTCGTGTAAAAAATTATGGGCAGGCAAAGGGGGTTCAACTAAAAGTTCACCATCTAATAGGAGGGGTAAATATTAATAAAAAAAATATGAATTGGCTTACAAAAATATTCGGAGGAGCTGCGGGAGATGTTGCTGATAAAGTAGCAGGAATTGCAGATCAATTTATTCAAACTAAAGATGAAAAGGCTAAGTTTGAAATGGAAATGGAAAAGCTTTTTATTTCAGCCGAAGAGGCAATTCAAAAAAACGTAACAGAAAGATGGAGGCATGATATGACCAGCGATTCCTGGTTAAGTAAAAATGTGAGACCTCTGGTTCTTATATTTTTAGTTGTATGCACAGTGTTAATGATATTTATAGACGCGGGGTCTATTAATTTTGTAGTAGAAGAAAAATGGACATCTTTATTAGAGATTGTTTTAATAACTGTTATTGGGGCTTATTTTGGAGGAAGGTCGTTTGAAAAAATTAAAAAGTAATGGCTAAGTCACCTGCATTTATATTTCGTGGAAACCGTCAGAAGAAAAGACCAGGAGTACACTCTAAATCTAAGAGTAGTTCTTTAAAATCCAGCAAGCATTATCTTAAGAAATATAGAGGTCAAGGAAAGTAAAATACATTCCATAACTTTTATTATCTTTGTAGAAATATTAATCATCACTAAAATTTAATTAAAATGAAAAAAATTGAAGAAAAAGAATTACAATCTTTACAGACTTTAAATGTGGAATTTAACAAACTTAAAACTAATCTTGGAGATTTAGCTTTACAAAAGCACGGAATTTGTTTAAGAGTAGAAGAGTTAAAAACAGAGTTCTCACATTTAGAGAGAGACTTAATGACTAAGTACGGGAAAGATGCAGTAATAAATTTAGAGACAGGAGAAATAAAAGAAAAAGAGGAACCGAAAGAAAAAGAGTAAAATGGCAAAAATTGAAAACACAGTCGCATACCCCTTAGTCAAGCCTCAAGCTAACGACTATGTGGTGCTAACAGATGTTAGTGATAATAATGAAACTAAAACCTGTTTAGTTGGCGACTTGTGGGCTTTTTATGGTTGGAAATATTTTGATAGAACTTTAACAGCTGCAGAGGTTTTAGGCGCAGAAGCTATGCCGGTTATTTTAATACCAGCTCAAGGAGCAGGAGTAATAGTTATGCCTGAGATAGGAGAATTGGTCGCTCAGACAATAACCAATACCTCAGTTCCTCCCGACAACTTTGATTGCACTAATCAAGCGTGGATAAGGTCAGCCAGTTCTATTAGTACTTGTAACATATATGCTATGGACGAAAACAATATAAACCAATCAGGATTTCCTTGGCCGCTTACAACAAATCTTGTTTATGGAAGTCGTGCTCAGACAGGGGATAATCAATATGGAAACGATATGACTGGTATGGTAAACGAACCGATTGTTTTTACATTTGATGCTGGTGATGGACCAACAAACGGAAATGGGTCAATAAGGATTACTTTTAGATATAGAATACTTTCAGGATTTAATTTATAGAAATGGCAAAAATTGAAAATACAGTCGCATATCCTACGGTTACACCATCCGCAGACGACTTACTAATAGCAACAGACACGAGTGACGATAATAAGACGGTTACGTTTTTAGTTGGAGCAATTGCAGGCGGTGGTCCTCTTCAAGGACTTCAATCTGTTTTAGACACAGGTAATACCGCTACTCAAAACATGACCCTCACAGGTGTAGGACCAGGTGGAGGTATAACCGTAGTCGGTACAATTTATCCTACTACAATTACCGCTGGAGGATCCGTTGGTGCGGCAGGTCAGATACTATCATCTACAGGAACAGGTATTCAGTGGATTAATTCTCCTGCTACTTCTTGTTGTAGTTGGAATGATACTTTAACTATAAACAATACAGCTGTTCAAAAAGCTATAGTGGACGGAGCTACCTTTCAAATTATAAATGCGGGAGGTCAGTTAGAGATATTAAGTCCGGCTGCTTTAGTTAACACCGGAACTTCAGCATTTTCTGGACAAGTAAATATTAATAGCACTACGTTAAATTTTAATTCAACAGCTTTATTGAATGATGGTGCTGGTTCGGTAGGAACTCCGGGACAATTTTTAACATCCACAGGTACGGGAGTAGCATGGTCAAGCTCATTACCTCCAGCTTCTTGTTGCGGATTACAAAGCACGATTGCTTCAGGAAACACGTCTACCAGTCAAAATGTTACCTTATCAGGAACCGGTGTCTGGACATACGAGCCTAACGTTTCTATTAATTCAGAAGGAAATAATAGTTGGGCAGGAAATAATCAATATACTAATACTGGAGTAACAGGTTCCACCTCAGCAATATCTTTATTAGGAAGTTTATGGGACGGAACTTCTGTAGGGACTGCAGGACAGGTATTAACATCTACAGGAACAGGGGTGTTATGGGCTGCGGCCAGCGGAGGAACACAAGATTTACAATCTGTTTTAGATACAGGAAACTCAGCGTCAGGAGCAAATGCCGATATAACTATTTCAGGAACATTAGATGCTGGGACTATAACAGATTCTACATCCTCAGTCGGATTAGCGGGACAAATATTATCATCTACAGGAACAGGTTTAACATGGATTAATGCTGCTTGTTGTGATTTACAAGACACTTTAACAGCGGGAAATACAGCTATCACCAGTATAATTTTATCAGGAGCAGGTACTAACGTTACAGCTCCTCTTATGATTCCAACTCAAATTGAAGATGCGACAGGATCTACTGGAGCCATTGGGCAAGTTTTAGGATTAAATGCATTAGGAACCGCAATAGAATGGGTAGCTGGAGGTGGTGGAGGTGGAGTAACGTCCGTAAACTCATCATTAGGTTCTTCAGCAGGAGCCCCATTAACAATAGCTCCAACAACAGGAGCAGTAATAATTCAGTCTAACGCTTATGCTGGAACTACTAACGTTGGACATGTACCAACAGGAGGTAGTGCTACAACATTCTTAAGAGGAGATGGAACATGGGTTACACCAAGTGCTACCGCAGGAGTAAGTGACCTAAGTGTAGGGGCAATTAGCGCTTCAACAGGATTGCCACTTTTAATTAGCCCAGTCTCTCCAGCAACAGGATCAGTAACTATTAATCAAGCAAGATATACAGGAGATTTGAATGAAGGATGTGTTCCAAGAGGTTCAGGAAATGATGCTACTAAATATTTAGATGGTACAGGAAACTGGACAGTTCCAGCAGGTGGAGGTGGTAGCAAATCATGGGAAAACATACACCAAAGGTTCTATATGACTAAAACAGTTCCAGGCGCTGACTACTGGACCTTCCCATCATTAGCTGATATTACTGTGGGTAATAAGGATATAAATCAATTACTATACAACAACGCTAACGCTCCAGACCATGCTCATTGGAATCAAGGAGAATTAAACGGGGGTATGTTTTATAGATTAGCGGAAATAAACGGATGTGATGCGGATATATCAGGTTTAACATTTTGTTCTTTGAGTTTTCAGATTACAGCTGATGTTGCCGACACTTATGGTTTAGCTGTATATGGCTTTGACCCTTGTAGCACCGCAACACCTGTCTATCTAATTGGAGCATGCGAGATGTTAATTGGAGGAGCACCTACTCCAACAGAACCAGAAGTAGCATGTTGTAGTGCAGACTCGCTTAGTAGTAATGTACTTGCGCCCGGCCACGGTTTAATTCTTACTATGCGAACGTTAGGTGGATTAGGAACACCAACTGTTGCGGGGAGTGTTTCACTGAGAGCGGAGCACACAAGTGGAACGAAATAAAAAATAATTAAATTAAATGAAATGGACATTAGAAAAATATCAATTGGCGCTGACTACAAGTCAGGCGCTATGCATTATATTGTTGGGCAAGACGTATTAGGAGGTAGTCATACCATTCATTTAATACAAGCGCTCGAAGGTTCATATAAAATTTGGATACAGAAAAATAACGAAATTTATGTGTGGAAAGAGTTCCTTGTTACCCTTCCTATATCCTTAGAATACAATATAAACTTTTAATGAGATCTCCATATAATTTTATAGTCACTCCTGTAAAAAATAAAAGATACGATAATAGTACTCAAATCGGGGAGGTAGACTTTATAACCAGCGTATCTCAAGAAGACCATACTTCCGCTAATCGTTTAGCTACCGTTATTTCTACACCTATTGGTTATCAAGGCGAAATACAAAAAGGAGACACTCTATTGGTTCATCATAATGTTTTTAAATTTTACTATGACATGTACGGTCGTCAAAAAAGCGGAAGAAGTTATTTAAAAGACGACCACTTCTTAGTAGAAAACGATCAGTTTTTCTTATATAAAAATAATAATAAATGGAAGGCTCACGGAAAATATTGTTTTATAAAACCTCTAACACTTCAAGATTCATTTATGTATAAAGGAGGTAATGAGGAGCCTTTAATGGGAGAAGTAAAATATATCAATAATGAATTAATTAAATTAGGAGTAAAAGAAGGAGATAAAATTTCTTTTGCTCCAGACAGCGAATATGAGTTTAAGGTAGAAGGAGAAAAACTATACCGCATGTTTACTAAAAATATAACAATGATAATATGATACGAATTATAGATAATTTCGTGGATAAAGATTTATTTGACTTAGCAACTAATTATTTAAAAAAGGGAGAATTTTTAAAACATACAGTAGGGGAAAAAGATTTTTATACTCAATCATCGCCCGAGACTTTTACTAACTATATGACAAATAAGTTAGGATTGGTAGAGGGTAGGCCTGTAGAAAATATATTAAGTTTTTTTAGAACATCTACAGATAGTGAGGATACGGATTGGAGGATACATTCAGATTTAAAAATAAAAGGAGAGCAGCCAGATAGAGCGGCAGTCTTATATATGTCCCCTCGGGAGAAAGAAGAGTTGCACGGAACAGCATTTTGGGAGCATATAATCTACGGACAGTTTTTACCTGAACATGTCGAGGATAAAGAATATAATGAAATGATAAGGGTTGATGCAAATGAATTAGAAAAATGGAGATTAGTTTCGGTAGCTGGATATGAGGAAAATAGGCTTATATCTTATCCTGCAAATTACTTTCATAGTAAATATCCAAACCAATCATGGAAGGAGGGGAGAAATGTTTTTGTAATATTTTATAAATATAAAAAAAATGAAAAGTGAAGAAAACTATAAACCGTTGCCTGAATATCTTTCTATCGGCCCCTCGCCAATACACGGGGCTGGTATTTTTGCAACCGAGGATGTTCCGAAAGATATTATTATTGGTATTACTCATATTTACGATCCAGAGTTTCAGCATGATTTTATTCGGACTCCGTTAGGAGGATTTATAAATCATAGCGAAAACCCTAATTGTGAGCTAATAGAAGACGAAGGAGATTATAATTATAAAAAATTAAAGACTCTTCGTAAGATAAAAGAAGGCAGAGAGTTAACTTTAAAATATAGTATATATAAATTTAAAAAAAATTAAATCATGGGAGTACAAAAAAACATTGGAATTTTAAAAGCAAAAGTAGAAGCGTTAACCTCTAATCTTCAAAAGTTAATTCTTGAAGAAAAACAAACCAGAGATATGGTGTTAGGAGCGCTGCAAATTTTAAAAGAAATGCCAGGTCACGAAAAGGCTTTAGGAAAATTACAGGAAAAATTTAAAGAAGAAGATGGACATAAAGGAAATTAAATTAAGCATCATACAGGCTGGCGAAAAAGCGGTTAAGCAATTAATTAAGGTAGCTAAAGAGGATATTATTAAATATGAAGCGGAAGATCCTTTAGCGGCTGACAGACTTAAAAATGCAGCGGCCACTAAAAAGCTTTGTATTATGGATGCGTTTGAAATACTAAAACGTATTGAAGAAGAAAAAACTATGCTGGAGGGAGGTATAGTAAAAAATAAAACTAATACAGTAAAAGGATTTGCGGAAAGAAATTCAAAATAACTTATATACAGAATTAAAAGGAGTTATATCCAAGTCTGTTATATCTAATAAAAATAGAGGAAGAAGCTGGCTTTATGGGTATAATGCTAAATACGATGTTGTTGTTATTTCTAAAACAGGACAGATAGATAAGGTTATAGATATTAATGGATTAAGGATAGCTTTACCTAAACCACCTAAAGATATATATAAAAGACACGCAGATAAAGAAGAGCAATATTGGGAGGCGGCTCCTATTGCTAAAGAGCTTAGTAGGATTAAATCTATTTTTCAATGGCACGAAACTCCTGATATATTTAAATCTCAATGGGTAGAATATATAGAAGAAGAGTTTGATAGAAGAGAGCAAGGGTATTGGTTTATGAATAAAGGAGTTCCTACTTATATTACAGGTACTCATTATATGTATTTGCAGTGGACTAAAATTGATGTAGGAAATCCAGATTTTAGAGAAGCTAATAGAATATTCTATATTTTTTGGGAGGCTTGCAAGGCGGATAAACGAAGTTTTGGAATGTGCTATTTAAAAATTAGACGTTCTGGGTTTTCTTTTATGAGTTCTTGCGAGGGCGTAAATCAAGCTACTATAACTAAAGATTCGCGTATAGGTATTTTATCAAAAACCGGATCGGACGCTAAGAAAATGTTTACCGACAAAGTGGTCCCTATTTCTAATAACTACCCATTCTTTTTCAAACCTATTCAAGATGGTATGGATAAACCTAAAACAGAATTAGCGTATAGAGTTCCAGCTTCTAAGATTACTAAAAAAAATATGCATAAAATATCTGACGAGGAATTAGAGGGGTTAGATACAACTATTGACTGGAAGAATACAGGAGATAATAGTTATGACGGAGAAAAACTACAACTACTTTTGCATGATGAGAGTGGTAAGTGGGAAAAACCAGATAACATATTAAATAACTGGAGGGTAACTAAAACTTGTTTAAGATTAGGTAGTAAGATTATTGGTAAATGTATGATGGGGTCTACTTCTAATGCGTTAGATAAAGGGGGTTCTAATTTTAAAAAGTTATACGAAGATTCTTTTCCTTCTAATCGAAATGCTAATGGTCAAACTAAAAGCGGATTATACTGCTTGTTTGTTCCTATGGAATGGAATTTTGAAGGTTATATTGATAGGTATGGGATGCCCGTGTTAAATACTCCACCATCTCCAGTAATAGGAATTGACGGAGAGGATATTGTAGTAGGGGCTGTAGATTATTGGGAAAATGAAGTAGACTCTTTATCTCAAGACCCAGATGCTTTAAATGAATTTTATAGACAGTTTCCTCGAACTGAGTCTCACGCTTTTAGGGATGAGAGTAAACAATCGTTGTTTAATTTAACTAAAATTTATCAACAGATAGATTATAATGACTCTTTAATTATGGACCATCATACTACTCGAGGTTCTTTTTATTGGGCAGATGGAATTAAAGATTCTAAAGTAATGTGGTCTCCTAATCGAAAAGGAAGATTTTTAGTTAGCTGGACTCCTAAAAAAGAATTACAGAATAATATAATTACAGAAAGGGGAATAAAAAAACCAGGAAATGAACACTTAGGTTCATTTGGATGTGACTCTTATGATATATCGGGAGTAGTGGTAGGAAAGGGGTCTAACGGAGCTTTACACGGATTGACTAAATTTAATATGGATGAAGCTCCAAGTAATGAGTTTTTCTTAGAATACATAGCTCGACCACAAACCGCGGAGATATTTTTTGAAGAAGTGTTAATGGCATGTATATTTTATGGGATGCCTATTTTATGCGAGAACAATAAACCTCGTCTTTTGTATCATTTTAAAAACAGAGGGTATAGAGGTTTTTCTTTAAACCGCCCCGATAAAACTTATAATAAATTATCTAAAACAGAACGGGAGTTAGGAGGTATCCCAAACACCTCGGAAGACGTAAAACAATCTCATGCCTCAGCAATTGAATCTTATATAGAAAAATATGTAGGAATTGATTTTACTGGAGATTATAGAGATCAAGGGGACATGGGTGTAATGCACTTTGGTCGCACATTGGAAGACTGGGCTAAGTTTGATATTAGTAATAGAACCAAGTTTGATGCGGCTATTAGTTCTGGATTAGCTATTATGGCTAATCAGAAGCACTTATACACACCGTCTAAACAAAAATCAAAAATAAGTGTTAACTTTGCAAGATATAACAATACCAATACCCAAAGCCGAATAATCCGATGAAAAATGTAAAAATAGATATCAATGCTGCTGCTTTTCCCGACCAATTTGTTTCAGACAGCGAAAAGAAGACAGAAGAGTTTGGACTGCAAGTAGGACAAGCTATACAATACGAATGGTTCAGGAAAGACGGATATAATTGTAGGTTCTATAATCAGTGGGCAGAATTTCATAGACTACGTTTATATGCGAGAGGAGAACAATCTGTTGCTAAATATAAAGATGAGTTATCAATAGATGGGGACTTGTCTTATTTAAATTTAGACTGGACTCCTGTTCCTATCATCCCTAAATTTGTAGATATAGTTGTAAATGGAATGGCTGACAGAATGTTTGATGTAAACTGTGTAGCTATGGATGCTATGTCGGCAGAAAAAAGAAACGAGTTTCAGCGAGAGGTAGAAAAGAATGTGGTAGCGAAAGATTTATTTTTACAAATAGAAAAAGACTTTCAGGTTCCTATGTTTTCTCAGGACCCTAAAAATTTACCAGAGTCTGACGCTGAGATGGAGTTATATATGCAGTTAAACTACAAGCCTGGAATTGAGATTGCTAATGAGATTGCTATTAATACTATGATGGAGGAAAACCATTATAACGACACTCGTAAACGTGTGGATTATGATATAACTACTTTAGGAATAGGTATTACTAAACACATGTTCCAGAAAGGTGATGGTATAAGAGTAGAATATGTAGACCCAGCCAATGTTGTTTATAGCTATACTGAGGACCCATACTTTAAAGATACTTTTTATTGGGGAGAAATAAAAACAGTTCCTATCGGGGAGTTGGTAAAAATAGATCCTGAGATTACTAACGAAGAGATGGAGGAAATTTCTAAGTATAGTCAAGCTTGGTATGATTATTATAATGTAGCGGCTATGTACGAGAACAGTATGTTTGCTCGAGACACATGTACATTACTCTACTTTAATTACAAAACTACTAACACTTTTGTGTATAAGAAAAAACAAGTGGCGGAAGGTACGTTTAAGACAGTGCAAAAAGACGACCAGTTTAACCCTCCTCCAGAGATGATGGAAGAAGGTAAGTTTGAAAGAGTAGAAAAAAAGATTGATGTATGGTATGAAGGAGTAATGGTTATGGGTACGAATATTATTTTAGAATGGAAAATGATGGAGAATATGGTGAGGCCTAATTCTGCCAACCAATTTGCAATGCCTAATTATGTAGCCTGTGCTCCTAAGTTATATAAAGGAACGTTAGAATCTTTAGTAAGAAGAATGATTCCTTTTGCGGACCTTATACAATTAACTCATTTAAAAATACAACAAGTTGTTTCTAAAGTTGTTCCAGATGGGGTATTTATTGACGCGGACGGATTAAGCGAAGTTGATTTAGGAACTGGAGCTGCATATAATCCAGAGGATGCGTTGAGGTTATATTTCCAGACTGGTAGTGTAGTAGGAAGAAGTTATACTCAGGATGGAGAATTTAATAATGCCAGACAGCCTATTAGTCAATTAACATCAAGTAGTGGGCAAAGTAAAATGCAGATGTTGGTAGGTAATTATAATCATTACTTAGGAATGTTAAGGCAGGTAACAGGATTAAATGAAGCTCGAGATGCCTCTACTCCGGACCCTAATTCTTTAGTGGGGATTCAAAAGTTAGCTGCTTTAAATTCTAATGTAGCTACTCGACATATATTAAATGCAAGTTTATATATAACTAAAACATTAGCGGAATGTTTATCTATAAGAACTGCAGATATTTTAGAGTATGCGGATTTTAAAGACGAGTTTGCTATGCAGATAGGTAAATATAATATGGGAATACTGGAGGAGATTAAAAATTTATACCTATATGACTTTGGTATATTTATAGAAATGTCTCCGGATGAAGAGGAGAAACAACAACTCGAAGCTAACATTCAGATGGCTCTTCAACAACAAGGAATTGATTTAGAGGATGCTATTGATATTAGAACTATTAATAATTTAAAATTAGCTAATCAACTTCTGAAAGTTAAAAGAAAACAAAGTGCTGCCGAGAAACAAGCGCAAGAGCAACAAAAACAAGCTATGCAAGGTCAGCAACAACAACAGTTGCAACAACAAGCGGCTCAAGCTAAAATGCAACAAACTCAAGCCGAGATACAAGCTAAAATACAAATTAAACAAGCAGAGATTGCTTTTGAGATTGAAAAGCAAAATAATGAAGCTCAGTTAAAACGTAGATTAATGGATGCTGAATTTAATTACAATATGCAGCTTAGAGGTCAAGAGCAACAACAGATAGATATGCGAGAAGAAAGAAAAGAAAAAGGTAAATCTCAAAGAATTGCTGAAGGTAATACTCAGCAGTCTAAAATGATTGAACAACGTAAAAGAAACTTACCAGCTATGAACTTTGAATCTAACGAAGACAGTTTAGATGGATTTGACTTAGCTGAATTTAATCCAAGATAATTGGCTTAAAAATATAATAAAATTAGTATTAACTTTGTAAAAATTAAATTAAATAAAATGGAAGAGAATAAATTTACAGTAAAAGACGTATCGGGAGCTGAAAAATCCAAAGTAGAAGTAGAAGAAAAATTACTTAAGGAACATGAAGAAAAATTCCAAGATACAGAAAGTAACCCTAACGTGGAGCGAGTGGATACAAGCTCTACGAGTGCCGAAACCATTCCGGAACAAAAAGAAGTACAATCGGAAGGAGAAGCACAAGAAGAAACTCCCGCACCAGAGTTAAATGATGCAGAAGTTCTTTCTTATATTAAAAAAAGATATGATAAAGATATCGAATCGGTAGATCAATTATTTGATGCGAAAGAAACAAATGAAGACTTACCAGAAGATGTAGCGGCATATTTTAAATATAAAAAAGAAACAGGTCGAGGTATCAATGACTTTGTAGAATTACAAAAAGACTACGAAGAAATGGACGGAGACAAAGTGCTAACAGCTTACTATAAAACCACTGAAGAAGGTTTAGATAGTGAGGATATTCAAGATATCATTGAGGATAAATTTTCTTACGATGAAGATTTGGACGAACCAAAAGATATTAAGAAAAAGCAGTTAGCTAAAAAAAGAGAACTTGTTAAAGCTAAAAAGTTTCTAACTGAACAGCGAGACAAATATAAAGCTCCTCTTGGGTCAAGCGGGGGTGGATTGTCAGCCGATGAGAAGAAAGAGATAGAAGGCTATAAAAGTTATATAGAGGAATCGAAAAGTGCACAGGAAGCGCAGAAAAAAAGGTACGATTATTTTGTAAATAAAACCAACGAGGTTTTTAACGATGAGTTCAAAGGTTTTGAGTTCAATATCGGAGACAAAAATTTTACCTTCAAGCCGGGTGATAGAGATGAGTTAAAAAGTAAACAGTCTGATGTTAATAATTTCGTGGGTAAATTCATGGATAAAGAAAGCGGACTAATGACTGACCCTCAAGGATATCATAAAGCTATGTCTGTAGCGATGAATTTAGACAAGTTTGCTGAATTTTGTTACAATCAAGGAATGACCGCAGCTGTAGATGATGTTACTAAGAAGTCAAAAAACATTAATATGGATATGCGTAAAACTCCACAAAGTTTCAGTAAAGATGGTTTAAAGATTAGATCGGTAGGCGACTCAAGCAGTGGAAAAGGACTCAAAATTAGAAGTATAAAAAAAGTATAATTAAAAAAATTTAGAAATTATGGCAGTATTAGGAACACCAGGCTTTGATTTGCAACCAAGTGCGCAGCAAGTCGCTTTAGCCTCAAACTACCTAACTAACTTTAATTTTTTGAATCAGTATCTTCCTGATACTTATGAAAAAGAATTTGAGCGTTATGGTAACAGAACAGTAGCATCATTCTTAAGAATGGTAGGCGCTGAAATGCCTTCAAACTCAGACCTTATAAAATGGGCTGAACAAGGAAGGTTGCACACTAAATATACAGCGTGTACGTTAGCTACCTACACAGGTGCGGAAACTACACAAACTATTACAATCCCTACAGCACAGGTTAATCCAGCTTCTCCTCCAGCATCATCAGCTCCGGCTAATGGTTTTGCAGCTATCAGAGTAGGTCAAACTATTATGATATCTGATGAGACAGCAGGTTCAACTTTAAGTAATAAAGCGATTGTAACAGCTAATTCAGGAGCAGGTGCTCCATTCTCTATAACAGTAGCTTACTACGAAGCAACACAAGCAGCTTATGCAGCAGCTTCAACTGTAAGTGTATTTGTTTATGGGTCTGAATTTGCTAAAGGTCAGCCAGGTATGGTTGGTTCATTAGAGTCTCAAGACTTTATATTCGAAAACTCTCCAATCATCATTAAGGATACTTATGAAGTAAGTGGTTCTGACATGGCACAAATTGGATGGGTAGAGATAAGTACAGAAAACGGAGGTACAGGATACCTTTGGTACTTAAAGTCTGAGCACGAAACAAGACTTCGTTTTGAAGACTATCTTGAAACAGCAATGGTTGAAGCAGTTCCAGCAGTAGCAGGTTCTGGTGCAGCAGCGGCTGTAGCTCCAGTAGGAAACAAAGGTTCTGAAGGAGTTTTCCATGTAGTTAACACGCGAGGAAATGTATGGAGTGGTGGTAACCCAGTTGCTCTTGCAGGTTTTGATTCAGTAATCCAAAGATTAGATAAGCAAGGAGCTATTGAAGAAAATGTTATTTTCGTAAATAGAGATTTCTCATTTGACATTGACGATATGTTAGCGGCACAAAACTCTTATGGAGCGGGTGGTACTTCGTATGGTTTATTTGATAATGATGAAGATATGGCTCTTAACTTAGGATTCACAGGATTCCGTAGAGGTTATGACTTCTATAAGTCGGACTGGAAATACTTAAACGATCCTACTATGAGAGGTGGTTTAACAGGTGGTGCAATCAACGGGCTTTTAGTTCCTGCTGGTTCAACTACAGTTTATGACCAAATCTTAGGTAAGAACGCTAAGAGACCATTCTTACATGTTAGATATAGAGCTTCTGAAACTGAAGATAGACGTTACAAAACTTGGATCACTGGTTCTGCTGGTGGAGCGAGAACGTCTGATATAGACAAGATGCAAGTTAACTTCTTATCTGAAAGAGCTTGTTGTACTTTAGGTGCAAACAACTTCTTCTTATTTAGAGACTAATAAGTATCATTAATTTAGGGGAGGATTAACCTCCTCCCCTTTTTTTTAACTTTAATTAAATTATAATAAAATGAAAAAAAGAAACACAACTGCTGTTGCTAAACAGTATAGATTAAAAAGAAACGTAGCGCCATTAGCGTTTATGTTATCTTCCCACAACAATAAAAGAACACCATTACTTTATTTTGATGAAGATAAAGGTGTAAACCGAGCTTTACGTTATGCTCGAAACCAAAAAAGCCCTTTTGAAGACGAGCAAGATGGAAATGCTATTTTAGAACCTATTGTATTTGAAGATGGGTTTTTAAATGTTGATAGAGGAAACCAAGTTCTTCAAGAGTTCTTATATTACCACCCACAAAACGGGCATGTATTTGAGGAAATTAATAAAGCTAAAGATGCAGCTGAAGAATTAGAATATGAGGAAATTATTTTAGACGCTCAAATTTTAGCTAAAGATTTAGATTTAACTACTTTAGAAAGTTTATCGAGAGTTCTGTTTGGGGCGGCTGCAGATAAAAGAAGCACATCTGAATTAAGAAGAGACATGTTGATATTCTCTCGAGAAAATCCTGGAGAATTTATTGATATGCTAAACGATCCTTCTTTACAGGTTTATGATGATGTGGCTAAGTTTTTTGGAGCAGGCTTATTGTCTACACGAAATAAAAATAGAGACGTGTATTTTAATTTACCTACCAACAAAACTAAAATGCTAACTATTCCATACGGAGAAGACGCTGAAGATATTGTCGCTTCGTATATGCAAACGGATGAGGGTGTTGAAACTTATAAGCTTTTAAATCGTATGTTAAAAGGCGATAAGAAAAAACCTCAAAAAAAGAAGTCTGAGAAAGACGAAGAGTAAGCCGCTGGGTCTATTGTTTCTTATCATTACAAAGGAACTTCTTCTGTATTAGCTATAGCTGTGCAGTTAGGCGAACAAGAAGGTCTTAAGGAGACTATTAACCGAGCAATTGTTGCGGCTATAAAAGGAGGGGAGCAACAACAATTTTATCCTGTTGAAATTTACACCAGCAATTCTGGGGGTCTATTAGGAGGTTGGGTCTAAAATTCTTATTTCTTTTTTACTTATCTTTGCGCTTTATTAACCATTAAAATTATTAATTATGGACAAATTTTTAGACACTCCGGTAACGGGAGAAACAAACATGCTCATCAGTTGTTCTGATGTGATTGCAGTTACAAAAACATCTACAACGAAAACAACAATCACTTACAATAGTGGTAACACTGCTGAACTTGAACACGCTGCAGAAGCTTTCGTTAATGAAATGAGAGATGATGTACAAAACGCTATGGAAGAAGCTTTAAAAACTTCTTGGACTGATGTTGCATTTGCATGGGTTCCAGCTAAAGCGGTTAGTGCAGTAGTAATAGCCTAAGTAAGATGGAGAGATATATTAATGTACCTATACAAATGTACCCGGGATCGACAGCAACAAATGCAGCTGCTGTGGATTCAGGTACAACAAGTGCTGCTACAGAAGGAAAACTAACTGAAGCAGGTCAAAACTTTACAACTACAGTTAATGTAGGAGATTATGCTGTTATTACAACCGCAGTAGGAGCTTACGCTAAAAGAAGCTGGGCTTTAGTAACAGCGGTAGATAGCGATACTGTTTTAAGTATTAAAGGACCAGCAGTTGCAGCTACAGGGACAGGAGGTTTATCTGCTTCTGGAACAGCTTATTCTATTATAGCAGCGGCAGACGCTTCTAAATGTGTATTGTCAGGAGCTACTTTTACAGAGAATGTATCTGTAGGGGATTTAGTTTGTAATGTTACTTCTAATGAAAACTATATAATAGCTGAAGTTGCAGATGATACTACTCTTGTTTTGACAGGAATTACTTTTGGTATTCTTAATGGAGATGACTTTTTTATCTTATCCGATAAAGGGGCTCATGGTAAGAACCAGGTGAGATTAGATAACGCTACTGAAATTAGAGGTAACGTTGCTGATGGAGAAGTAACAGTTCATTATAAAAGAGGAGCTACCAGCCAAAAATTAGTTATCGCTATGGGAGATGCTGTAAGTGATGATGCTTACTTTATTAAGTTTAAAGAAGTGGCATTAGAATGTATGAAGTCTCAATGGCAAGTTAACACTGAAGATATGCCTTTAACGGTATCCAGTGGTACTCAAGGGGTTCAATGGGCAGCATCATTTACTTGGTCATAAGTTGATATTGACATTTTAAAAGAGAGGCTTACAAAAAAAGTAGGCCTCTTTTTTTTTACTATCTTTGTAAAAATGTTTAGAGAGTATGGCAGCATCTATTAATGAAGTAAGAAATACCGTTTTAGCGATAGCTAATAAGAATAACTACGGATACATTTCTCCACAAGATTTTAATCTTTACGCAAAACAAGCTCAAATTGATATGTTTGAAGATTATTTTTATGCTTATAATAATTGGATTAATAAGCAGAACTCGAGAATGTCTGGAAGTGGTTATGCAGATATAATTAAAGGGTTAGTAGAGGTAATAGACACTTTTTCAACTCAAGTGTTTTTACCTCAAAATAATGCTAATACTTATAATTTACCTAATGATTATTACTTAATAAATAAGTTATTTTATTATTCTACCCCTTTATTTACAGGAACAAATAGTGCGGTAGCAGCTAATCAGTTAATAGACGCGGCAGCAGTAGGATGGACTACTATCCCTGCGTCAGCTCCTACTCCGCTTCCTGGTAGTATAGTGGTTAACACCACTACATTTCAAGAGGCTTATGTAACTGGAGTAGTTAACACCACTACAATAACATTAAGCGCAGATATATTTACAGCTACTCCTGAAACTTATGTTATTTATGCAGATACTAAAATTAGAGAGGTAGAAAGAGTTAATCAAAGTAAAATATTTTATTTAACAAATTCTATGTTGACAGCTCCAACCACAACTTACCCAGCGTATGTGTTGGATGGAAATACTATTACAGTATATCCTACTACTATATTACAGGCAGGAGCTATCAGATCTCAATACATAAGATACCCACTTACTCCAAGATGGACGTGGACAAATTTAGTTATAGGAGAACCGCAGTTTGACCCTACGCAGACAGATTTTCAAGAGTTTGAATTACCAGACTCAGATGAGCCAACGCTTATTGCGAAAATATGTCAATATGTAGGTATAGAAATTAGAGAAGCAGACGTATATAATTTTGGGAAAACAGAAGAAGGTAACGAAATATCAGAAAGCAGTTAATTATGGCATATATTACAGATTACGTTTATTACGAAAATAATATTGGACCACCATACGCAAGTCCTTCAGACGCGAATTGGGGTTCATATCAGTATGTTTCTTTAGAGGATATTGTAAACAACTTCATGTTAATGTTTCAAGGAAACAATGAAATTATTAATAATGTAAATAGATATCAAGTTTTGTTTCATGCAAAGAGAGGTATTCAGGAGTTAAACTATGATGCGATGAAAGAAATTAAGATATTAGAATTAACAGTCTGTGATACTCTTAGATTTGTTCTTCCTCCAGATTATGTAAACTGGGTAAGAATCTCCTGGGAAAAAGATGGAATGTTATATCCTTTAACGGAAAACATTCAAACTAATTGGAGTGGAGCGTATTTACAAGACCATAATTGCAGGGTTTTATTCGATATAGATGGCAACGTATTAAAGCCAAGTGATTCGTTTTGGGACACACAACGATTAAATGGAAATCAAAAAACAATGTATTTAGGAGAAGGTCAGTATAATGGTCAGCAAGGATGGTGTGTAGATGGCTGTTGGTATTTTGACTATCAAATAGGTGACAGGTTTGGATTAAACACTGAAACCGCAAATATAAACCCTACCTTTAGTATAAATAAAAAAGGAGGGGTCATTAACTTTAATTCAGTTATGTCGGGACAAATGGTAGTATTAGAATATGTTTCAGACGGCATGGAGAATGGCGATGACTCCAGTGTAAGTGTAAATAAAATGTTTGAAGAATTTATATACGCATATATTAAATTTGCTATTTTGAATGGTAGATTCGGGGTTCAGGAATATGTAGTTAATCGAGCAAGAAAGGATAAATCCTCCTTGCTTCGTAATGCAAAATTAAGATTAAGTAATATACACCCTGGAAGACTCTTGATGAATTTAAGAGGCCAGGATAAATGGTTAAAATAATATGTCGTTAACGTCAACAAATTTCGTAGCAGGAAAAATGAACAAGTCTATTGACGAACGACTTGTTCCTCCAGGAGAATATATTGATGCGCTGAATGTGCGTTTAGGGTCTACCGAAAACACAGAGATTGGTGCGGTAGAAAATTCCCGAGGTAACACTCTGTTAACTCAGTTAGAGTATAATAATCAACCTTTAGTTGGAGACGCTCGATGTATTGGAGTATATGAAGACGGTATAAATGAAACATTATACTGGTTTGTACATAATGAAGGTAACCCTAATTCAGTAATTACCGGAGTGGTAGATTTAGTGGTATCCTATAACACTAATACAGGGTCTTTAATTTACCACTGTATTAGTACAGAGGTTTTAAATTTTGACTTTAAATATCTTATTACCGGAGTCGATAAAATTGAGGGGTTGTTATTTTGGACGGATGATTTGAATCCTCCAAGAATGATAAATGTTACTACGGATTATGATTATCCGGTAGGTGGATTAGATACTATATTTGAAGAAGAAGATGTAAGTGTAATTGTAAAACCACCAGGGTTTGAAGACTTCGATACCACTGCCAGTCAATGGGCTCCTTTAGGATCTCCTGAAGTAGAAAATTATCGTTTGGTAGGGCAAGAGAATTACATGGAAACGAGATTTCTTTCTTTTGCTTATAGATATAGATATGATGACGGGCAATATAGTGCTACATCTTTATTTTCAACTCCCGCCTTTCAACCTAAGCAATTTAGATTCAGTATTCAGGATTATCTAAATGCTGGGATGTATAATCGTTTTAACGCTTGTAGAGTTACTTTTTCAACCGGTTCAAAAAGAGTAAAAGAAATAGATTTACTATACAAACAAACTACCAGTAATACTATTTATGTAATAAAGAGGTTTCGTAAGGCAGATTTAGGATGGGCTGATAATACTTACCAGACTGAAGCTTTTAGTAATAGTGAAATATATACCACTTTAGGTTCGGATGAGTTATTAAGACTATACGATAATGTTCCGCGAATTGCTAAGGCTCAAACTATCCAAGGAAATCGTTTAATGTATGGGAATTATGTAGACGGATATAATATAAAAGTAGCTCCAGGTGGTGCAGATATTGATGTAGATTATTGGTGTGCACCAACCTCTAAAGAAATCGCAGGGGAGGCTATAGGAGATGGAGGAACTACTAATCCGCAGGTTGCTAATTCAGCATATACTATTGGGGGAGGAACCGCTGGTCAAGACTCTCTTTTAACGTGGGATTTAACTAATGCTAATCCAGCAGCTGGAGATATTGTAGCTGGAACCACTTTTAACTTCTCTTTTTCATTAGAACAAAACGCTTTACAATGTAACCCTGGAGGAACCGCTGATTGTGTTGCTGCCAGTACTTTTGTCCAGTCTTCTCCTTTCACCGTAACCTGTACTTTTACATGTCCTGTGGATTACCCAGATGTAACCACTATGTGTGCAAGCCCGGAGTTTGCGGCTCGTTTTGGAGGAAGCGCATCTCAAGGTTATACAGGAACAGGAATAATGCAGCAAGTGTACCCTTGTAACAACACAGATAGCGGAGGAACTTTATCAGATAGATTTTATGCCGCAGCTATTGATCCGATGACCGGAACCACTATGGAATTAATTAGTGGAGGATTTACTGCAGCAGGCCAGTGTGCTACACCTATAGGAGGGTGGCCTCTACTCTGTAGTACCACTGTAATTTCATCAGGAGTAACCGATGGAACTGTTGTTAATTTTTTAACAGACTCTACAGCAGATTTTATTTCAGATGGAGTTGCGAATGGAGATTTAGTTATGGATATGGCTACTGGGTTGTTAGCTATAGTAGACACAACTTTAGGGGCTATTACGATGAC